ATCCTGAGACCGCACCCGCTAATGCGCCCTCCTTGCCTCCGCTGACGCCTCCTATGCCTGCTCGAATCAGGGTATTGCCGACGAGTTGAGCGTTCTTACCTGCGCCAATCAGATTACCTACCCAAGCGCCGGCACCAGGTACAAAGAAGTTCAGAGCGATAGGCGCTATGAAACTAAAGAGTGGACTCTTAACGATCTTCTTGACTGTCTTCTTGATACCCTTCCAGAGTTTGGACAAGAAACCATACTCAGGGATTCCAGTGTTGGGATTGATGTCTGGCTCGCCCCACATCGACGTGATGGCTTCATACTCCTCAGGAGACAGATGCAGCATCATCGAATCATCGCCACGACCTCCTCCTTGAGTCTGCTGAGCAGCTTCAGCAAGGCCTCCTTCTTGATATTCGACACCCCCACCCATTTCGTAGAGCCGCAACTGCTTCGTCTTACCTCCTTGTTCGCCACCTAATTCCTCTGCAGCTATCGTCATCAGCATGTCGATGCCACCCGGCACCTGTGCTACCTGCTGAAGATCTTCCATGAACGGTTGAACGTCGCTTACTGCACCGCCTTGTTTGTATCCCATAGTCTTATCCTGGTAACTCTACTGTTTCAAAAAGTCTTTCAGCCCACTCTTGCCACGTATCAAATCCCTCTGGATCAGGAGCGTCCTGTCCTATAGGATCTTCCGAACCATACAGACCTCCAGCCCAATCTTGCCACGTATCACCGAGCTCGGGATTGAAGATCAAAGCCTGAGGAACTTCTTTCGTAATGAGCATAGTCATCTGGTCTGCCCACGCCTTGAAGTCGTCTCCAAAACCCTCTGGATGAATAATGCTCATGTTTCAATCCTGCCATCTGCCGGTTGGATATGAGCGAGAGATTCGCCGCTTTCATAATCGCCGCCAGTCGTATTCGATTCAAACCTGAAGCTCATTAACCTCTGTACTTCTTTTACTTTCACAGTCTCTTCATCTCCAGTGGATGGAACATCGGGGAAAGTAAAAGTCTCTCCCGCAATAACCGGAGCCCGTGCATTGATTCGTCCTTTCACCGTCACCGTCATGTCTCCAGACTGAACGAAGTCAGGTTCTATCCGAGCAACGTGTATGGATTTATCCGTCGCTTGTTCTTGTGTCAATAGCGAAATCTCCGCAGTCTCGAAGAATGAGGGGATAGGATCAATCTGACTCTGCTGTACTTTATCAGATCCTGTCTCATGTTGCCACAGTGTATAACCGTTTGTCAATATGTCATTATCCACCATGAAAGGCTTCTGGTAAACCTTTGCATATATCCCCGCAGTTCTCCCCGAGTCAGGAAGTTCTGTGTCATACCAGTAACCTTCCCGAATGTTGTAGATGATGGCATGTGAACATTCTGTTGCTGGACCACGGGGATAACACCACCAGATCTCTCCAAAGCGAGGAACTTTGAAAGCGAAGACCTTCTGTCTGTGTAGAAAGTTGACGTTGTCGAAGAACCAGTTGATATTCTGCTGATTCGGTATGTCTCGAACGACACCATTGAACATAAGCATTCGATCAACGCCCATCCAGTAATAGATGCCATCATACTCGATGACGGACTGAGATGACAGGATCGAACTCTGAGAACTCATTGTGTCAAAATGCCAGACTATTCCTGCAGGATCTCCGAAGGTAGCTCGAATGACTGAATCAAGAGACCAGAAGATCCCAGCAGGACCTGTACCTGAACCTCTGAGAGGCAATCCTTTCACGATCTTTTGTGGAGTGATATTCGCATCAGTGACAGTGGTTGGATCATTGACTCCGCTGTACCCGATAAGTCCATCGCTCCCGAAAGACATAAGATATGGACCTAGAGCGACAATCCCACCACTGACTCCGCGAACTCCAGTATCTGTCAAAGCTCCGGAGAGAGTAACATCCCCGAAATAAATAGGCGTAGTGACTGAACTATCAATGTCAGTCAGATTCACACCAGCGTGAGCCATCAACTGATTGGTGACTCCCACCTGTTCAAAGAAGACATCGAATTGCCATAGGTTATCGGGATCAATCGAGAATCCTGCCGGTGTTCGGTCAGCCTGACTGACCAGGAGACCCTGACTATTGACAACCATTTGCTGCAGAGTTGATTCTTGACCGAGATGTAAGAAATTGTCCCCATCAGATGAAAACGAACTTATTCCTCGTGCTAACTCAGGAACTGTAGAAGATACGGCTTTATACCCGTTGATCTTCCGAGGTCTACCACGTTGAAACCGACACCACTGCCCATCAATGTAAGAGTCACCCTCAAACACGGTACCATCTCGCTTGATACCAGGAGCAGACAGAATTTTAATCGGTTGTGTCATTACGGATTCGCTATCTTGTTTCTTACTGATCCTTCCATCGCTCCTTTGGAGATATCTGGAAGTGCGTGAAGTGCTCGAAGAATATTTATCTCCTCTCGCAGCGCATCAACAGCGGCTCGCAGAACATCGTCATCGTTGAATTCCTGTTGCTTAGAACCTACCGTTTCAGCGTCTACTGTTACTTGAAAAGCTGCATCTCGTGCTGCTTGATTCGCAGTATAATCAACAAGAGCTGCATCCAAAGCAGCCTGAGTTACGTCTACTACTTCAAGTTCCAGGTCTTCTTGTCGAAATCCCATCTGACCGTGACGAGCACTGCCCGCTAAGTCAGCGATTGCGCGTGGGTCGTGACCCGGTTGTACGATTACTTTAGCCATTATGCTATAACCTCTATTTCAAACCATGAACCCGGCTGAATAACAACCCCACCCTGGTTTAGTGATTCTGCAACGAACTCAAAGAAATCGCCAGGAGACACGTTAATTTCCCCGCTCATTACCTGAACAACGCCATTCTGGCCAACTCCACCAGAGATTACACATTCCTGAGAGACAAGGAAAGGAGAGAAACTATCAATCTGATTGGGTAATGTAGACCCGCCTTTAGTGAAGTAGGCTTTCTTTCCGCCAGAAAGGAAACTACTAAACGACATGCTGCCCTTCAGTCTAACAATTGATACACCAGCCGGTATTGTTAACCGAGACTGATTGGAAATGGTGCTATGGAAATTGTCTGTATCATAGGATTCAGCTGTCCAGGAGATGATTGTTGGAACATCTGTTATCAGCACAGGAGAATTGGAAGTCCGAAAAGCCTTAGCCCCACTCTGACCCCCACCTCCACTGGCATTCAATACAAAATCAGTACCATCGTCTGCGGTGAACATCGGTGTCTGTGTAGCATCGTTGCGCACCCAGAACTGACCGTAAGTAGGAATGTCTACTCCGGCAGCAGCACCTTCTAGCTCGTACATATTAGAATCAACAACGATGGCAGTATTGGGGAAGTTAACAGCACCGAGTGAAGCTTGAGCTCTCAATACACCGTTGTGCCACAGTTCCCTGGTAACATCTATGTCAGTACCGATTTCATCCGTGTAGTGCAGAGTATTTGGGTTCGGTACATTGCTGACCCAAAGTTGACCTTGACCTGCGATGTCGCCCTTGGCTGCGGCTCGCTCGCGCATGTACATAACGCCCATGTCGTCAAGATCAAATCCGTCACCATCGAGACTGGCAACCATCGGGTTCCCGAAAGGAATCGTGATAGTCTTAGTTGCACCGACTCCACTCGCTACGACGCCTGCACCCACGAAGTCAAGAGTGTTCGCCAATGTGGCAAGAGGAGTTCCTTCCTCTTCAATAGTAATACCAGCTTGTGCGACAATGTCAGCAATTGTTGCTCTCTTGTTATTGTCTGCATCATCAATATCCTGGAAGGCTATGAAGTCTCCTACAGCGGGAGCAACAGAGGGAAGATCGACAATGATAGGAAGGGCAGCCAGATTGACCAGTGCTGCTGGTGCAGTCGTCGCTCCCGTACCACCGAAGAGGATTGGAAGAGGAACAGGGAACTGTGAAGTATCACCGTCAACGACATCGGCTCCATCGCAGTAGAGAATCTGCCTACCACCTTGGAAGACTTCAACAGGAGTGACCTGGGCGAGAGTCTTGACGAATAAAGAAAAAGCTCCGGTAGTCGAATTGTCGACCCAATACTGTTGGACAGTCGTTGGGACGATGATAGTTCTGTCGTTGGTCAGCAGACCATTGAAACGATAGGCTATCCTATTCAACTCGCTACCGGAGAGCGTGTAGTCACCCGAGCCGGCGACAGTTATCTGTATGAAGTCAAAGATGGAAGATGCGGTTAAACCGAGTCCAACAGTGAACCAGTTTACACCATCTGTGACAATAAAAGTTGACGCTTCAGGAGACAGAACTAATGTTGCAAAACCGTTAATCAATCCTGAAGGAGGAGTAATCGTCAAATCACCCGATCCACTGTTGCGAACAATTGTGAACCAATCAGCTCCCACCGATGCAGCAGTGGGGAGATTCAATACTCCTAGTCCCCCTGTCCAGATAGTCAGCATCGCTCTATCAGCATCAACCAGGTTAACAGGTGAAATAGACGTTGACGTTGGAGGTATTGTCTGATTCAGGGTTGTAGCAATAGCCTTAAGACCGGCTCCTGCAAGAGCAGAGGCATTAGCCACTGAAACAGTAGCACCAAGCTGGAAGATTCTCCAAGATCCAGCATTCGTGGTATTGTCAGTCAAATAAGCTACCCACGACTGTCCCGAGTCCAAGGAAACGATAGCACCACCGTCTGCATCTCGAACGGTAATAGTGTTGGCTCCGAAGTTAGTGAAAACTGACTGGATACCATTTGAAACTTGGCGTGCATCAGGAAGATCGACATTCAGACCCGGCAGAGTCGCATTGAGATCCATGATACTTGCGACTACAGGTACTCCTGCGATTGCTTGTTCAATCGGCCATTGCAACTGCTGATCTACCGCAAAGGTCAGAGTAAGATAAGTCTGTCCTGCTGGGTAAATTACGTTGCCGCCAAATACATCTGTAAAAGATCCCATTGCTTAGGCCTCTTGTCTCGTAGTTGATCGGTCAATGATCTTCTGTAGATCTTCACCGTTGAGTTTCTGGAGATCAGTGTTGTAGTTGTTCTCCCATACGGGAATGCGCTCGTCATTCTTAAGGAATCGAGTACATTGAAGTAATGAGCCGTGAAGTAGCGCATTCGGCGCATGATCAGTAGCCCAGTTTGTTTGATTGCTTGCATCGAGCAGAGGCAATAATTGGTAATACAAGACTTCAAACGGATAAGCGAAGTCAGGTGTCGGAACAAACAGCCAATTGAAATAATTGTAGTCTGCATAGAGTTCCGGTTGAGCTTGAACATTTGAGTCAGGATGAAAGAGCCGACAATACTCATACGAACGAGGAAATAAAGGCGTTCTTACATTGAGTCCTGGATCAATTCCAAAATTGATACTGACGGTGTCGCGCCAGCGATCAGGCTTGGCATACACGGATGTTCCCGCAGCCATCACGCTGGTCACAACGTTGATGAACCCTTGGATCTTAAGTGATCGAGCAAGATCACGTTCGGCTAAATTGATCAACCTAGGAAGTTGCTCAAACACCGTAGTATCCACTGCAGTTCCACGCTCCAGATACTGGCGCAGATCTACCAGTAAAGAATTGAATGTCATTGCAGTGGGCATATCTTACTCCTACTCTGCTAGTTTAGCTTCGAGGACAAGAGCTTCGATTGTTTCTCGCTCCACCCCTTCAGCATTTATTCCGAGCGACTCTGCAGCCGCCAAAAGATCCTCATCGTTCAGTCGGGCTATGTCCTTCTTCAGAGCCTCCTCCTTGAGACGTTGTTTTTCTGCTTCGGCCTCTGCTTCAGCCTGGTCTGCTGCCGCAACCGCTTCCTGGATAGCAGCGTGTGCCGCATCACTTCGTGCTCGAAGTTCCTCCCACTCCAAGACAGTGGGTGCCCGATTGTTTGCAACCATCTCTTCGATGGTAGCCGTGAAAGCCTTCAATTCCTTGTGACCCTCCTTGCCACGCGAAGCGAGCTCACCCAATAGACTGAGTAATTCAGACGCTTCTTGTAACTTAAGATTTGAGCCTCCACCAAATGCCGGGTTATTCGTGACCACGGATATACCCTTAATGGCGACCAGGACTAGTTCTAGTATTCCCATTATTCTGCTCCTTCAATCGCTGAGATTAAGTTATTGACAAGAGGTGCGGCTCGACTGACCCAGACGTTCAATTCATTCATAGCTGCGATGAATCGTTCTTCACCTTCCCCTGATGCCTCGTATTCCGCCTTGATTGCTGAAAATTCCACTGTAGCAGCAATTAGCGAATCAACTACCGGCTTTGCTCTTTCATCTGCTCGGCCAATAGCTCGAACGACACTGTTAGACAGTTCCCCGCTTGACACGAGTTTAGCTGCCTGTTCCTCGAAAATGACGAACGTGCCATATGTTGCAAAAGCTCTCTGTTCAAGCGTCTCTGCTTTTGCGATTGGATCAGTTACTGCGCATGCTTGCAGCGCAAGTACAATCGCAAGCAGATAGATGTTATAAGCTCTCTGCTGTATCATATTCATCCTACGGTACCTCCTCCATCACCCGATCCTGTGATTTTGTTTACCAGACGTCGGGCAGTGATCGCCTGGAAATCTTTAGCAAATGTAATCGCACCACCAATGAGCAGTATGGTCCACTGTAGACCTGAGATATCACCTACAGTGGTAATTCCCGCTCCGCTCAGCAGAGCCAACGCTGCCGTCAACACTGCTATCAGAGTTGCAACTGCCGCTCCTACGATAGTATTCATATCTTATTCTCCTGTCCCACACTTTGAACTGATTGTCAGACGATGAGTCTCCTCCCGCCCTAATTGTTCAGTGATGATCCTCATAGCTTCACCACTGCTTGCTACCGAGCGTTCATAGTTTCCTGTCTTTCTGTTTTTCATAATCACTCGATGCAATCCTGGAGCAATACAGCCTACAACATTACTGACGTAATTGCCAATATGAATGAGGACAAGATAACGTCCAAATCCGCGTGGCCTATCATCTTTCAGTCTGTACACTCCTAAATCTGGATTCGATAAGATGTACACCTCTTTCCCGTCAGGTCTTGTCCAGGGATCAAGTATGTAACTCCCATCTGGGACACATGACGCAAACGGTTTTCCTCCGCGAGCATCCCAAGACACCCACGGACGTTCAATAGTAGCCAGATCGAAAGAAGACATACTAAGAACACCCTCAGTTTCCGTAGACGCATAGCTGAACCTTTTCAGTTCTAAATTCATCAGCTCGTATTATCCGCGACGAGAGCCTCTTTGGCCTCTTCTAATGCAGCCAGCTGAATTTCTAGATCAGCCAAATACTCAGCATCATCTACAGTCCAATCCTCATCTTGTCTTTGTCGGAACTTCAACGCAGCTATATCCTTTTTAGTTGCGTTGATGTCCCGTTGGAGCAAAGCTACGAAAGCGTCATTGATCGGCTCTACCTGCTTCGAGACCGTCTGCTCGATGGTCTGATTCATTTCTTCTGCAAGTGCTTTTACCAAGATCGGTTGAGCAATGAACCAAAAGATCGGAACGAGAGTAGCGTAGGTGACAATCTGATTGACACCTATACGAATCCCACGTTCTTTCATTTCAGCTTTCGTTGCCATCTTACTTCTCCGCTTTTTTCTTCCCGCCTTCTTCAACGGGTGTCAGTTGAGGCAGCTTCTCACCATTCCCCTCAGGAGGGATTTCCATAGGAGGAGCAGTTGGAAATTGTACCACCATCAATTCTCGATTAGCTATAGCAGCCAGGAGAGCATTTAATGTTCCTATGATTCCTGTCACCGCTATCTGACCAGGGACACTTACTGCGCCTGGAGTATTGAGCAATTGAACGCCAGCAGCTGCTGCTTGCTGAATTTGCATCGGGTTTAGATCTAGTTGCTGTTGTGCCATTTTACTTTCCTTTTTTAGTTATCGGCATCGCCGGATGAAATTTCGTCCTTGTAGTCTTGAATCGCGTCATTCCGTGGGCGCGTTGTTGTGGGTAAGAAGTTCGCCGGGATTGCGGCTCGTATAGCATCTGCTGCTCCAACGGATGCCTTCATCGCATCCATCGCAGCTTGTAACTCGATGATGCGTGTCGTTAAGAAGTTGTCTCGCTTGTTAAATATCTCGATAATCGAACGAGCGCTCATTCCATCTTGCGCTGATCTGTCAGGAAGATCTTCTGCAAGACCGCGATTTGCAACAGTTATCGTCTGCGCAGTTGCGGCATCTATATTCGCCTGATCTGCCACGTATGCCGCGTGAGCCGTATCGAGCGCGGCCTGAGTAACATCGTCCACTTCCAATTCGCTGGTAGCAGGATCAAACATGATGAGGAGTGGGTCTCCGCCTGCCATCTCGGCAATCTTCCGCCAGTCCTGCGTATTCGTTACAACTACTTTTGCCATTAGAGTAACCTCGTTGCTTTAACTGATACTTCATTGATTGTGTACGTCTGACTGTCGTCCAACTCAATCTTCTGAACCTGCAACGTGATGAAATCAGTCGCGGCCAGAGTAACAATAAAGTCGCAAGTTAAGTGAGTAGGCAATTGAGTTCCATGGTTCCGCATATTCATGGTGCCAGCTAATGAGCCGGGAATACCAGTACCGGCATCATTCAATCGCACTCTTGCCTCTGCTTCGATTATTGTATTTACAACAGAGGAGTTGATTATGTCGAACTGATAACTAATCTTGTAAGTTCCGGCTACGACAGCAATGATGTTGTCAGTATTAGTAACAAGATCGTGATTCAACACGGCAGCGTCAGTTTCAACATCAGTTGTGTCGAGTGTAACGTCCACGAAAGCTGTGGTGAGAACGTAGCCGGTCGTGCGTCGAGCCTGAACAGCATCGTTGAGAACTGGAAGCTCGGAGACGAATGCCAAAGTCTCCGCACCCTGCAGAATTCGACCAGAGAGACCAGTGATATTGATGTCGGCTGTATTGACGGCTGTGAGATTGTAATCCGTACCATCGTGATCCTGCTCTATCCAATCCGTACCGGAGGCATTGGTTACTCTCACAGCAGTCTCAAATTCCCAGCGCGCTAAGTTACCGCTGACGTTAAATACGAGACCACCAGCACCATGACCAAACGTCATAGCTGTCGGAGTAAGAGCTAGACTTTGATTATTGATTCCGCCTTGGATGATACTTATGACGGGAATGATCGTACTCTCACCATCCAATGACAGGTTGCCATCTTGGAAAAAGTAGGTGCTAGACCCGGTGAAGAACGTAGAACCAGCACCGAGTCCGAAGGTCTTAGTGCCGTTGTCATACGTGAAATTCGCAGTTCCTTCAAGAGTCCCGTCACCAGTCCATACTCCAACCTGATTGTCAACTGGAGTACCAACCTTGAATACATCACCAGCGGGAGTGTTCAAGACGAAGTCAGTACCAGCGTCGTCTGTGAACACAGGTACGTTGGGAATATCGTCACGCACCCAGAACTGACCACGAGCGGCAGTAGAAGCACGAGCAGTTGTCTTTTCTTCCATGAACAGGCTCGTACCGAACACCAGAACCAGATCATCCGACCCGTTGCCAGCGAGGATTTGTAAATCACCACCGAGAGAACCTGTGGAGATTTGTTTGTTAGGACCTGAGGCACCGAGTTCAATGTAATTATTCGCAAGCTGGACCGCTCGTAACGTGTGAAGGAAATTCGTACCGCTAGGCGCTGAGACCTCAATCGCCTGAGTGACGATATGAGTAGTGAAGTCTGTGTCATCAGCATAGATAGTGAAGTCTTCAATGCCGGGGACCAAGAGGCGGATGCCGGTTCTGTTGGCTACCGAGTTGGTTATGGTGAGCCAGTTGCCAGTCCCGTTCCCGAGATCAACCTGTTCTTCGTAGGTGAACTGAGGACGTTCTTCCCAAGCAGTATTGCCAACATCCCAGAAGAGACCTGCACCATCTACCGTGCCTACTGGCAGAATGCCATTAAGATCGAAGTCAGTTCCTGCATCGTTGGTGTAGACTAGAACATTCGGTACATCATTGCGTACCCAAAGCTGGCCACGAGCAGCGACGCTCGCCAGTGCTGCCGCTCTCTCATCGTAGAACGAAGACAGCTTAAAGATGAACTCTAAGTCGTCGGTTATTGAGAAGATCGGAACGCCAGTCTGACTTCCGGGAGACTCCCAATACCCCCAATCATGCTCTGGACTGAAGTTAAAAGAAGACCTGCCGTAGAAACCTGCGGGAGTGCCTCCATTCCTATCGGTAGACCAAACTGTACCCACCGATGCTCCCACGTTCATGTGTATGAAAGACTTGCGAACATCGGTCGTATTAAAGCCAGCAGCCGATATTCTCCCTAATGGAGACGTAGGCGGTGCTGCCGGGTTGATTCGAAGAATTGCATCATTAACTGGTTCATACTGGTTGTTGCCGACATCCCAGATCAGCTGCTGACCATCAACGGTTCCAGCGACGACATTAGTACTTACGCCACCTGAGATATTGATGACAAGAATCACGCGAGTGTTTTGAGAGAGTGCTGCGCCCTGTTGAATTATGTTGGCAATGCCAATCGTTACAAAAGTTCCGCTGTCGGTGTTGGACCCAACCTCCACGAGAATGAAGTTGGCGGAGTCCGCCTTTTCTTGTATGTAGATAAGGGAACCTGCAGTCAACAGAGCAAGGAATGCTCCTACATCTGTACTGCCATCATTCGTCTCAGAGATGTATAACTCAGTTGCTAGTTCAGGGTCAGCGTTGTTAAACCTGATCTGCCCACTGGCGGGAGGAGTCACCGTCTCCGTGCGAGCTCTCCATTCACCCAATCCAGAGAGACCACCGCTCGTTGCTGCGACTGTGATAGGAAGACCAGGACCGCTATCAACGATACTTATGCCAGTACCAGCAGTCAGGAGTCGCTCATTCGGAAGAACTGCGTTTGGAGTAACCGTAACAAACGACGCATCCAGTCCTAGAGCAGAACTGATGTCAGTGACAGCAACCTTACGACTAAGGTCCTGTTGAGTGATTTCTAGGATCTCTGTCCCAGCAAGTGGAAGAGTCGCGGGAGGTAGATCTGAGATTCTTACATTAGGCATATCACGGTCCTAGAGGTTCGTTTAACTGATATGGATCTTCCATTACTCGAATACTGCCATCTTCTGTGATTCGAGGGTTGATGCTGCCGATGGCAACCCGTACACCGAACAATCCGAAGGCTGGAGAAACTGCTCCAATCTCTAAATCAGTCAGGGGTACGTCAGGCCGCACGAAGCGGAGGACAATATTCTCTGTTTTGCGCGCTGGAAGTCGGTAAGGATCATATTCATCAATATCATCCTCGCAAACTTTGAGTCCAGGAGTGTTTGGGTCCGAATAAAGCTCTGTCAGAGAGAATTTGCGACTACATCGGTCACAGATTCCTATTCCGAAGTTCGATTTGCCTGTTGGGTCGAGCCAAATAGACATGATTAAGCCGTATAAGGTCTGATGTTGGGTCTAAAGAAAGCATCTGAGCCATCACCTTCACCATCCCAAGCTCTTTTGAGCTCCCAAGCCGCATCACTCTCGACTATTGGGATGACTTCGGGCTGAATTTCCTTGACTTCCTTGCATAAGTGCTTCGCAAGCTGCAGAACGATAGCTAAATACCACCTCTGAGGGAACTCCAACTCCATTTGCATGGTTCCAACGTCCTGAATCTGTCGATGAAGGAACCCGGTGATCTGAGAAAACGTGAATTGGATGTCAGGATTAGGCCAAATAACCAACTCAGGTCGCTGTCGGGTCTTGTCATACCAGAACTGAGTAGGTCTCCCTGTCCTCGTCTTGTTCGGAAGGTTGCTATAGTCCGTTCGGTTAAGCTGATAAAAAGGAATCTCTTGCGGCGTGTTCTGGAAAACAAGTTCTGTCACGTCCAGGACAGTCAGTCCGTTGGCTTGAAGGCGCCAGAACTGATGATTCCCCACTCCCTCAACGTCTCTCCAGAACCATTCCCCTGCTACAACGTCCAACGCAGCCTCGGTGAAGATATCTGTGTACGTGATGCCATCATCTGAGTATTGCAGGGTGATGTCCCAAGTACCTGT